TAAAGTAAGAAAATAATGAAACAATTTAAAACATATACTGAAGATACTATAGACGCTGCATGCGAAGGTCTTTACGAAGACTTACAGATTACTGAGGCAGAATACCAAGGTAAGAAAGTAGAGCTGAATAATCCTATTCGTACTTCAGAGAATAAGAATAAGAAATTTAAAGTATACGTCAAAAACGAAAAAGGCACGGTTGTGGTAGTTCGATTTGGTGACCCCAATATGGAAATCAAAAGAGACGACCCCAAACGCAGAAAGAATTTTAGAGCACGTCATAACTGTGACAACCCTGGACCGAAATGGAAAGCTCGGTACTGGTCTTGTTACCAATGGAGAGGCTCTGCTAAAGTAGATAACTAACATGAATAAAAACGAAGGTACACGCCTAGATAGAATAGAAGAAAAGATTGATAAGCTATGTGATGCAGTAGTATCACTTGCTCGTGCTGAGGAGAAGATTCATAGTCTTGAAGAAAAGACAGTGACTATCTGGCAGTCTATTGACGATCTACACACCAAATTTGATGAAATGGAAGAACGCCTTCGTGATGCAGAGGTGCTATTAGCAAAATCAAAAGAAACAATTTCAAGTATTGTAAACCTAGGCTGGATAGTCATAGGAGCAATCGTAACCGCCGGCATCGGCACATTATTAATGGTAAATTAGGAGAACAAAAAAATGTCATTCACAGAACATAAATTAGGAAATATTGATGGTCTTGCCGATGCAGCGAAATCTGTTTTAGAAGGTAAGATTAATGTATATGAAATAGCAGCAGAACTCACTGACGAGGATGCTTCTGATTTCATTACTGCTGCATCTGCAGCTAAAGAAGAAGGTAAGAGTCACTTCATGTTTAACGGAAAATCATATCCGGTAACAGTAGGTGATGAAGTAGCAAAGCAAGTAACTGACGCATTAGACCCAGTTGGAAAAGAAGACGACGACGTAGATAACGACGGAGACGTAGACGATTCTGATGAGTATCTTCAAAAGAAGCGTGATGCAATTGATAAAGCAATTGATGACGAAGACGAAGATAAAGAAGAATCAACTGAAATCGAAGAAGGTCAAGAAGACGGAGTCTATAAGTCAAATGACGAAATCGCACCCGACACTAAGACTGGTGTAGAAGGTCAAGACGATGTTGAAGTTAAAGATGGCGAAGAGGAAGAAGCGGAAGAGCCAAAAGAATTCAAAGCGCCGATCAAAGCAGAGGGCGTTGAGGGATTAGTTAATGGTTTATCTGGCATCTCTGAATCTGAAGAAGAAGTTGAAGAAGAAATCGAAGAAGGCAAGATGAAAGACCTACACCAAATGGTTTTAGGTGGAGAAAGAGACCCTAAAAAGCTTGCAAAAGAACTAGGACTCAAACCATCTAAAGATACTTTTGACGCGCTCAGTGCTCTAATTAAAGGTATGAAGTAAGGCCAGCCCTTATAAATATCTTTGATGGCTATATTATTACCAACTGAAAGAAACATCAAGATTTACGCAGTAGAGAACTATACTAACAGAGCTTGTCTTGAAGAAGAAGAGTTTTGGGAAGATTTTAATAAGATTAAATATGTTAAAAGGCTATTAGGAAGATACTTAAAAGACGGGGAATTAAAAGAAAGACTTATTCTCAATCATTTAATATCTTTTTATAACGTATTTGAAATCAAGTCAGCCAATAGGATGTTTTTCCTAAAGGTCAGTGATGATTGCAAACCCGCTTTGAAAACATTTTTAATCTATTTAAATTACCTTCCTAAAAATTGGTATACAGATATTCCGCTAGATGAAAAAATAATTAAGATTTTAAGAGAACTATAATGAAACAATTAAACGAATTTATTAAGGTAGCTGATACAGCATTTGCACTTAGACTTCTTCGTTTGATGACAATGCCAGTTGAAAAGACTGGTGCTTATAAGGCTGGTATTATCGATAAAGAATACAAGCTAGTTAAGGATAAAAAAGAACTTACTCTTAGTGACAAAAAGGTATATACTATGTTTCATAAGTTGGCCTTTAACCTAAGAAAGTTGATTCGTAAGGTCCCATTGATTGGTAAGCTTTCTCTTTCATCTTATTTAGCAGCGCTATGGTTAATCAAAGACCACACTGAGCTATCCGACGAAGAAATTTCAAACGTATTAACTGAAGTAACTGGAACAAATATTAAAGATATTCCACTAGTTGAGACAACCCTTTTTATAAATAAAAACAATCAGTTAGAAAAGGGGACGTACGTTTTAAACAAAAATCTTCTGCTTCCGATTTCAAGCGAAGAGCTTGTCAAAGAGGGAACAGAAGTAATTGTCAATGAGTCTTGCAAACCACACGGTTCAATACTAGGTACTCCGGTGTTCGAAGTGTATCACCCTAAAACTAAAAATAGAGTATACATAACACCAGGAGATATAAATCATGTACAGTAGTATTAATACCGCAATTCAAGAAATTCTTAACAAAGACATTAAGACAATTAAAAAAGACATCGAGGAGAATGACACCGTAGCCGGTGACGTTCAAATTGTTGACAAGCCCCTACTGAAAAAGAAAAAAGTAATAAAGAGGGAACCCTTAGAAATAAAGAAATAGTTCTTTACTTTCTCAATTAATAGTGTATAATAGTATTAAATTAGGAGCAAATATGTCAACAATCTTCGAAGAACAAATATCACGTAAACCAGACCACTATCCGTGGGCTAATCAATTTATCGAATCCATGCATAATGGATTTTGGACTGATAAGGAATTTAACTTCCAATCAGATATACAGGACTTTAAGGTACACCTTAACGAACGAGAAAAAGAAATGGTCGTGCGGTGTCTTTCTGCTATTGGTCAGATTGAAGTAGCAGTCAAAACGTTTTGGGCTAAGCTTGGTCAAAATCTTCCGCACCCTAGTCTTACTGACCTCGGTTATGTAATGGCAAACGTAGAGGTGATTCATAACAATGCGTATGAAAGATTGATTAAGCTATTGGAAATGGAAGATGTCTTTCAAAAGAATCTTGAGCTTGACATTATTCGTAATCGTGTTAAGTATTTACGTAAGTACAATCATAAGTACTATAAGGATTCAAAAAAGCAATATGTATATTCACTCATATTGTTTACTTTATACGTAGAGAATGTTTCGCTGTTTTCACAGTTCTACACCATTAATTATTTTAATAGATTTAGAAATGTATTGAAAGATACTGCTCAACAAGTAGCATATACATCAAAGGAAGAACTGATTCACTCGATGGTAGGAATCAAATTAATAAACACCATTCGTCAAGAAATGCCTGAGCTATTTGACGAAGAGTTTTGTGAACTAATCAGAAGCCAATGTGTTAAAGCTTATGAAGCTGAAAGCGCTATTATTGAATGGTCAGTGAATGGATATCAGTCAGAGCATTTGACTTCTGATATAATGAAAAACTTTATTAAGAATCGTTTAAACGATAGCTTAAAAGACATTGGAATAGAACCCGTGTTCACTGACGTCAGCAGTGAATTACTTGAAAAAACAACCTGGTTTGATGAAGACGTACTTGGTAATACTGCCACAGACTTTTTCTTTAAACGACCAACAGAATATTCAAAAAACGATAAATCTTATGACGAAGATGACTTGTTTTAGTATAAATCTATATTATGAACGCACATATAAAAGCAATATTGAAAAAACTTGAGGGCGAAAGAGACCTCGCTAAAGCAGACTTAGAAGTCTATCTAACAGCTCCCGCAGGAATTGGAGAGCATCCAGGTATCGGCCACGAGATAGAAATACTTATCGGGCAGATTGATTCATTGGATTCAAAGATAGATACAATCAAGAAGTATTACGAAACCCCACGTACAGCAGGAAACAGCTAATATGGGAGACAAATACTATTGGTTAAACGAGGACAGTCGTCTATTTTTAGAGCGTGGTTACTTAGAAGGTAGAGAAACACCAGAGAGTAGAATCCGCAACATCGCTAAAACCGCTGAAGAGATTCTGAAGAAAGAAGGCTTCGCTAAAAAGTTCGAAGAGTATATGGCCAATGGTTGGTATTCTCTTGCATCACCGGTATGGGCAAACTATGGTAAGAAAAGAGGTTTACCCATCTCTTGCTTTGGTTCTTATATTGACGACACGATGGAAGAAATTCTATATACCGTCGCAGAAGTTGGTATGATGTCTAAACTAGGCGGAGGAACTTCTGCGTACTTCGGTCACTTACGTGAAAGAGGTCGTGAGATTAAGTCGGGCGGTCACTCATCTGGCCCAGTGCACTTTATGGAATTGTTCGAAACTGTTACTAATGTAGTATCACAGAGCAATGTTCGTAGAGGTTCGTTCGCGGGCTATCTGAATGTAGACCACCCCGATGTAGATGAGTTTCTATCAATCAGAAACGAAGGTCACCCAATTCAGAATCTGTCATTTGGCGTAACCGTATCTGATAAGTGGATGCAATCAATGGTTGAAGGTGATAAAGATAAACGTAAAGTATGGGGTAAAATAATCAAGAAACGATTTGAGTCTGGTTATCCATACATCATGTTTAGTGATAATGTAAATAAGAACAAACCAAAGGTATATAAAGATAAGAAGAAAACCGTATGGGGTTCAAACCTTTGCTCAGAGATCGCGCTATCAACTGAGGTAGGTCAATCATTTGTATGTTGTTTATCTTCTATGAATTTGCTTCACTATGAAGAGTGGAAAGATACTGATGCGGTTGAAGTATTAACATATTTTCTAGACTCAGTAATGTCAGAGTTTATTACTAAGGCGGCTGAAATACCATTTATGAAAAGAACTGTAGAGTTCGCAACCACTCAACGAGCATTGGGTATCGGAGTACTAGGTTGGCATTCATATCTACAGCACAAGAGAATACCATTTGAATCATTAGAAGCTAATATGACTAATATTCAGATTCATAAATTGATTCAAGAAAAATCTCATGCGGCTTCTAAAGAAATGGCAGAAGCGTATGGTGAACCAGAATTGCTTAAGGGGTATGGTATGAGAAATACTACTACAATGGCAATCGCTCCTACGACATCAAGTTCATTTATTCTTGGTCAAGTATCACCAAGTATCGAACCACTAAATAGTAACTACTTTGTAAAAGACTTAGCAAAAGGTAAGTTCACATATAAGAATCCAGAGTTAGTAAAAGTGTTAGAAGAGCATGGACAGAACAATAAAGATATATGGAAATCTATTCTAGTTACTGGTGGTTCTGTACAACACCTTATGTTCTTAACTGACGAAGAAAGAGCAGTATTCAAAACATTCGGAGAGATATCTCAAAAAGATGTTATTATTCAAGCAGCATCTAGACAGAAGTATATCGACCAAGCGCAGTCGTTGAATCTAATGATTCACCCGTCGACCGCGCCACGCGATATAAATAAGCTATTAATAGAAGCTTGGGAGTTAGGAGTAAAAACTTTATATTATCATAGAGGAACCAATCCTGCTCAAGAGTTGAGTAGAAGCTTATTAACCTGTTCTAGTTGCGAGGGATAATGGAAGAAGAAATTTATATAGAGTGCGACCATTGCGGCGCTAAATACACAATCATTTCACACGATATTCGTATGTCAGAACTTGGAGA